GTGAATGATGTATAGTTACTAGGATTTAAAATAAAGTCTGATATAGTATCAGACTTTATTTCTATGAATTGACAATCTTCAGTTTTAGATAAGTACATCATTATGGGTAAACTCTTACAGTTAAACTAATACTTAATGCACTATCTGCTACTGTTCTTGCCCCTGCATTATCCATTGTAGCAGTAATAAACTTAAGTCTATTTGCAGTATCTCTAACGGCAGATGTTAATGCTATACTACCTGCTGGAGCTAAATCTGAACTTGTAAATGATGTCAAAATAACTACTTTAGATGCAGTTGGAAATGCACCTGTAAGTGTAGCTAAATAAGTACCTGCTGCACTTCTTGTCCAAACTAATGTACCACCTAAAGTATTATTAAGTACAGTTGCAACTGGTGCTGCAGTACCTGTTTGAGTAACAGTAGCTGTATATTCTTTGTAAGTACCAACAGCAGTTTGAAGTGCAGCAATATCACTTCTTTGAGTTGAAGTGTATTGAAAAATCATTTGTTTAATCTTGTTGAAAAGATTTTTTGGTAAACCTGTCATTTTAATTAATATTAAAAGTTAAATAAAAAAAGGAGAGAGGATTACTCTCTCCTTGTTATTTTATAGACCACAATCGCAATCTGCAAGAGGAGTTGTAAGACCAGGGAAGTTATCTACTACCCAAGCATCTAAAATTGGAAGCAAATCTCCAAGCAAATCATTATCTGCAGTACAAGGTACAGCAATAATAGTATTGATATAGTTTTTGTATTCTTCCCAACCACCTACACTTTCATTTCTATACATCAAGTTTACTTGATTGTATTGACCTGAATTAGTAGACAATCTTCTGAATGAACCAAGAGGAATACCTGCAAGTTCACCTACTCTATAAGGACCAGGTTGACCATTATATCCACCAGCTTCATATTCCAACCATCCAATATCTTTACCTTGACCATTACCAAAAGCAGGTTCTTGGAAAGTTACAGAAGTTGCACCACAATTAAGAGGTTCAAGCAAAGATGTAATCATCTTAAATTGAATCATCTTGTAGTAACGAGCAGGAATCTGACAGTAAGTATAAACTTTAGAAGGAATACTTGTAAGACGTACACCAAGACAAGCACCAGGATTATCAATAATCCATTGAGCTACATCATCAGGTGCAACTACTACAGGAAGCAATGGGTCAGTATAATCTACAAACTCAGCTTTGATAATACCATCAGTATCAACATTAACTGCAGTAACAAGAAGTTGAGCAAGTTCATTACAATCACCTGTTGGGCAATCACAATCAGGGCCACAACATCCAGTAGTTACAGAGAATGTTTTAGAGAACTGATTAAAGCCAAACATTTGATATGCTTGTGAGTTACCTCTAAACTCTACTTTAAAAGAATAGGTAGTTTCACAATTGACATTTGAGAAATTGTAAATGTCAACAATGTGTGGTGCTTCAGCTTCATAACAACTTAGTGAGTAAGCTGTCATACCTGACCTTTGAATATGTGTAGCTGCTGATACAATAATATCATCAGCGGTACCATCTGCATCTGTATCAATGTTTGTTGCAATAAAGATATTTCTTTTACCTACAACAGTTGAACTATTAACAGAAAGACCAGTTTCATAATCAAATACACCAAATGTTCCCAATGGATTACTAAGCAAACTAGTCACAGGTAAACCAGCAGCTAATACAGCTCCATCACCATCTTGACCAACAAGCACTTGAAAAACAGGATTATTTGCACTCATTTTTTAATTTAAATTTTAATTGTTCAAAAGATTAATTTTGTCTTGTTTAATTTGATAATCAGGTATTTGAATTTGCCCTGTGGCAATCAAAACTGCTAAGTCTACAATTTCTCTATGAGTATGTTCAGGTAACTCACAATTCTGAAATCCCACTAAAGGAGTTCCATTTGGTAAATTATAAGTTCCCCCTACATAATCTTGAGCATTCTGTATATAAGCAGGCTTCTTAAGATAATTAAACTCACATATAGATTCTACAATAAAGGTTCCATCACTAAATACTCTAAGTCCATTTTTAAAAAATCTTACAGTCACTTCTCTCCACTCAAATGAACTTGAATCAAAAGGAGATTCTTCATGCAAGTCATCATGTTGTTTAACATATAATCTTGCTCTTTGATTCTCACAATCTCCTTTAGATATACAGGCATAGCCTGAAATAAAAAACATATAGTCAGCAGGTAATGCAGCTTGAAATGAATTATCCTGCGTATTAAAATTTGAAATAACCAAAGGAGTTAGACTATCTACAACAATAGTTCTTACATCATCTATACTCCTTTGGTTTACTTCAAATCCATATCCATTTTTAATGCGAGGTTGAGCAATCTTCTTAATAAATACTTCTTGTGCTTCATTGAGCAGCCAGTCAATTTCAGGAACTCTAAGGTTTCTAAATTGCTGTGAATCTACTTTATTAAGTTTGACTTTTAAGTCATAATGCATTGCTCTAACATCCATGATTTAAATCTAGTTAAGTTTCTCAAGGATTCTTGCTTTGATTTCCTGATTCTGAGGATTAGTAAAATACTCAGTAACATCATCAATGCTATGTCCAAGAATGTCTGACATATAATAAATACCACTACCTTCTTTGGTAAGTATATTTTTATATAATGCTTCTACTACCATTCCTTTTATATACAAGTAATTTTTATCAGCTTTAGAAAGTTTCAATAAGTCATTGATAAACTCTCCTTCTATAATCTCACCAATTTTAACATCTATATATTCATTAGATTGTTTTCTTACTGATGTATCAAGAATAATCTGTATAAGAGCTACTTTTTGTTCCTTAGTAAGTTTGTCAACAATTTTATATGCTTCCTTTTTCTTATTAAGTCTGTGAGCTTCAATTTCAATGTGTTCACCTTCATCATAAAGAATGTGAGTTGCTAAAGGCCACAAACCATCTTGATATTCCTTTTCTGAATTAGCTACAAATGGTGAAGCTTTATAATTCTTTACTCTAATAAAATCCAATGGTTTAGTAATGTCAAGGATTAGAGTGCTATTAGGAAATTTAAGATGAGCAGTTTTAGTACTCCAATATGGGTGAGGTTGATTAGGATTAAAAGTATCACTTAAATCTACTCCCATCAATCCACCATACTGTTTAATTTCTTCTTCTGAAAGTCCAGTATCATATCTACCTGTTTGAGCATTATATAATACTTGTGAACTATGTTCTTGGGTAAATGAATCTTTACCTGTTTTTCCATGCCATTTCTTTATTTCAATTGGCCTAATTTCTACAATGTTTGCATTTCTCATAATTTACTTTTTTAAATATTTCAATTTAATTATTTACTTATAAATAAAAGGGGAGGGATGCTCCCCTTTTACTAAAACTATTTATGACAACTAAGAACGAGAAAGTATCAATTCTCCACAACGAGATACGTCTTCAATGTGTACACCACATTGGTCTTTAACGTGCATCTCATAGTAGTCACCTGAGTGAGAAGCAAGTTTGTTGTTAACTGGACCATAAGGTGTAACAAGACCTGCTGTATAAATCAATGACATACCACCTTTTTTCTTAATACGTTTGATGTTAGATTGTTGTCCTTGTCCTGAAAAATCAAGGAAAGTAAAACGCATAGATTCAGTAGGATAACCTGTAACTGGGTCAATCTCAAAGTTAATCTCTCTATCATCATATAATGGATTATGGATGAGTTCAAGCTCAGCACCATTTGCCATTCTATACTTCACAAACTGATAACCAGCAGCAAGAGCTTGCTCATTATAATCAGAAGAAGTTTTGTTAATGAACAATTGGTCAACAACTTGAATGAAACCTTTTTTCTCCATCCAATCTTGGATAGCACGATGGAAGATAATCATACCATATTCACCTGTGTATGCTTTGATTTTACGTTGTCCACCAGGTTTAACACGAGAGTAGAAAATGTCCATCAAGTACTCTTCAATTAGAGTAGCAGTAAGATGAGTATAACGATGAATGTGAGAATCTTCCAATTGCTCTTGAATACCAGGACCTGAATAGATTGGTCTACCATTAGCACCAAGTACAGAATCTGTACTACGAGAATACCAATAACCTCTCTCAAGTTCCTTGTACCATTGTTGCCAGTATTCTACTTCAGCATACTTAATCCAAGTATCATGCATTTTACCATTAGGGTCTGGAACCTTAACTGCAAGAACTTGATTGTGTGCATCACCTGTTACTTGATACTTTTTACGGAAACGAGAAAGTCTATTCTTTAAAGTAATAGGAAGTGAGTATTGAGTTGAACCTGATTGTTCACCTGCTTCTTCATATTGAGAGAATAGTTTTGCCCATTGAGTACCAGGAGTAAGATAAGTCAAAGGAAGAAAATCAGCAGGATTGTCAGTCATTAGACGTACTGTATAAATCCAACCTTTACCATGTCTGTATGGTTCTTCTTGTACACGAACTTGATATTTTTTGTTAGTAGTACCTGGGTGAAGAACATCACCTGGAACAAACCAGTTTTCATCAAGTTTAATTTTGAAGTTTTGTTTTAGTTTACCAGGAGTTGTATTACCTACAGTTTCTACGTTTTCAACTACAACAAGTGGTCTTGTCATACCTGTTCTCAATCCCCATTCCCATTCATTAGAAGTAATCTCTTCTTCTTTACCCATCATAGATAGGATGTAAGTCATAGGATTATCTGAATAACGAGTGGCTGAAAACAACCTTGTCATTACTGATTCAAATACATGTGGCTTTGCAATAAGAGCAGCACCCAAGTGATTGAGGTCTGTCATATTAGCATGCCAAGGCATCTGTTTAGTTACTAACTTATTATTTAATTGTGCCATTTTTTAAAATTTACTTTTTTGTTTTAATTAAAAATAATCTGCCAAACCTTTATTGCGAGAACCTTTATTGCCGATAGGAGAAACTTTGCTATTTGTAAGTTTAGATTTAGTTTCTCTAATTATTTCTGTCTTTGCTTTTTCCTTTAAATCAGTTAAGTCAAAATCATTACTGATAAGTTTAGCAAGCAAGATAGTCTTTTCTTTATCTTTAAATACTTGCTGTAAATCATTTTGAAACTGAGTAAGGTATTGACTTTCTGAAATTTTAACAGAAGCTCTTGTCATATATCCATGAAGTACTTTTTTATCTCTTTGAGTAATACTCCAATCTTTTATATTATCAGCATCATCAATTAAACCTTTTAATTCTTTAACATACTGCTTTCTTTGTTCCTCTTGTTGTAACTGATAATACTGTTGCTTCTTAATTGCTTCTTCTCTATTCTGCTCAATCTCTTCTTCTACATTTTCATGATACTTTTGAGCATACTTAGTAAGCTTACCTGTTTCTTTTAAAAACTCAATTTTATCATCTATATCTTCATCATCTAAATCTTCATAAGCCTTATAGTAATACTTTAAAAACTTTTCTTCAGATTTAGAATCTCCTATTGTAGGAGTTGGTATTTGAGAAATTTCATTATAAAATTTAAAAAACTGTCTAGTATCCCCACCTTCTTTTTTAAATTTTAAGAATGCTTTTGCATCATCATCCAAGTCATCCATAAAAGCTTTAATAGTTTCATCTAAACCTGCTTCTATTTCCTGCTCAATAACATCAGCAAATGTTTCTTCATTAAATTCAGTTTCATCTTCAACATCAATTGATATAACTCCTTTTTCTTTAAGTAGTTTATATACATTTGAATATGATGTTTTTGATTGTGAAACTTCTTCTTCATCTTCATCAAAAAAAACTTCTTTTTCCTTTTCAGGTTCAGTAACTTTCTTATCATCAAGATTTACAGGTTCATCATCATCGTCATCTTCAACCTGTTTTAATTTTGATATAGGAGTTTCCTGTGTTGCAGTTTCTTTAACTTCAGGTGTAATTCCAAAAAAATCTTCTGAATTATCCCAAGAGAAATTCATAAGACTACTTTCCAATTCTTGTTCTTTACTTAGTTCTTTACTCATAACGATACAAATTTAAGATTTAAAATGAAGTTTTTTTAAGATTTATTCTTAAGTTTTAAAATGTTATCTAATTGCTTTTTTTGTTAAGCTTTTTCTTTTCTAATTCCATCTTCTCTTTATCTACTTTTTTCTGATACTCAAACTCTTGCTCATTTAAATCTTGTTTCCTCATTTTAATCTGAGCTTCCATTCCTTTTCTTGCTACTTCTAAAACATCAGGTTCCCCATCTTTATCTAAGTCTTTATCCATTGAGAATCCCATAGATAAGATAGTTTGTTTTTGTATTTCTCTTTCTGTTTTCATCTTCTCAAGCATTACTTCAGTTTCTCTTTCAAACAACATCTTTTCTTTATCTGCTTGTAACATTTGTTGCTGCATCTCCTGTTGTTTCTGTAACTGTTGCATTTGCTGTTGTTGCATTTCTTCTCTCTTCTTTGCTTCAGAAGATATTAACATTTCTTCAGCTTCTTGAATTCCTTCTGCTCTAATAACTTTAATTACATCTGACAAATCTAATTTAGCTGCCTGCATTGCTGCATGTGCAAGTTGACCTACAAGTTCTTTAGCTTCATGTGCTTTAGATGAATTAGAAACAAAGATACCATAAGTAGAATTATCTAACAAATCTGCATCTATAGTTAAAAGTTGTCTTGAAAAATCATCTAATATATAATTCAACTTTTGATTACCCTTTTCAGTATAAGCTACCTTAGCAGTTTCAATAAGTCTTTGTAATACATTTCTCTTAACATAATTATGCAATTCAAATACTGGTTCCAATATATGTGAACTCTGTACCATAGTTTGTTTAGTATTTGTAACTGCAGCATTAGGACCAATCTGACCTTCAGCTTCAGGTGGAATACCAATAGACATCCCTGCTCTTCTTTCAATATATTCTGCTAAGTTAATATATTTCTGAATATCAGATGCTAAAGACATATCTATTTCTTTAACTGCATTAGGTATAGAATAGTCACCTTTATTACCTTCTTCATTAGGATTCATAAATCCTATTTTAGAACTCTCTAAAAAGTATAACCATTTCTCAGTATCTATACCAGCAGATTCAGGTATC